AAGTCTAATTCGTGTGACATGATAATCTTTCAACATTGAGACGGCGAAGTTGCCGTGATTGCATTGTACAACACTTTTTAGGCTGTACACAATTATTTTGCATTTTTTTCAAAATCTTTTTTGGCTGACTGGTTTTTGTCCACAGATGGCCTTTTGTCCTTCTCAGGAGCTATGGTGGGTTGGCCAAAGCCAATGGTTACAAAATCATCCAGATCTAGACATTCACCTTTAAGAGTAGCTTCCATTTGAGCCACACTAAGTAAGACAGGCTTTGTATAGATCTGGTCATAACCTTGCTGCTTCAGCCAGAGCTCAGTCTGTATAGGATCTGTCCAGCTTCTGGTTTTACGACCTTCAACAACTTTCCAGCCTTCAATTAAACCGCCTGCCAACATGGTGTCTTTTGCCTTTGCTTCCACAGCTTCAATAAACAAGCTGAGCAGCTTAAGCTTTGGCAGCCACTCTTCAACAGTGACTAAGCTCATGCTGTTAAAGTCTACTGCAGCAGCTTCATTGGCCAGCCGCTTCATCTCAGGGCATTGTGCTTTAGCATGACACCATTTGCAAGCCTTGTCACTGGCTACAAACTTGTTAGGCTCATTTTGAATTGCAGCATAAGACAGTTTAAGTGCCTCTGCAAATGCTAGCAACTCTTCTACGCTAATGGTCCATGTGTCAATGTTGAGCATTGGCGGTTGCACAATCGTCAATGCCATGACACTAATGTCATACGCAGGAGAATATTTTAAGTAAGCACCTAGCGCATAGCAAAGCAGCTGCGTATTTCCTTCAGACTCTACTCGAATGCCTCCGCCTGTTTTAAGATCAATGACTCGCATCAATGAGCCTTCAATGATGATAGCATCTGCTGTGCCCCAGCAGTCATTGATGACTTCAGCAAGAGTGACCTTCTCTTCGTAAAACTTCTGGCCTTTTAGAGACTGAATGTAGTTGACATACACTTGCACAATCTCGACCATGTCTTGTGTGATGATGTGCTTGTTGACAGTCTTGCCGATGAATGACTTAGGCTCAAGGCCTTTGTTCAAGCACTCGTCAGAGACTGCGTGCATTGCTGTGCCTTTTTCAGCATAGATGCTTGAGTCGCCGCTTTTAAAGTCAGGCTCTAAGTGGACGCTGCCTGGGCAGGTCATCCACCTAGCACTTGCAGAAGGCGATAGTTTAGCGTGCGCCATTGATAAGGTCCATTGCTTCTGCAAATTTGTCTTCATCAATTTCGCTAACCTTTTTAACGTTAAGCTTTGCAAGAATTGCAATCACTTTGTCACGCTTGCCTGAACCAATAAGCTCAGCCATGCCTTGACGCAAGTCATCTAGTGTGGCAACTTCATCGTTGTCTGCTGCTATCTGAATTTTGCTGACCGGCTCTGTTGGAACAGGTTTTGGCTTAGCTGCTTTTGGGGCTGCTGCTTCTACTTGCTTGTCGAATGAGTCAAACAAATCGGCTAGTTCACGAAACTTTTGTGCAATGAGAGATTGATCCATGGTGGACTCCTTGATGATACGGTCGATGACGCCCATCTTCGTTAGCACTGAATGCAGCACTAAAGAGTCGATGGACTCGGATATGGTCAGAAGGTCGACCGTAACATTGTCCTTCTGTCCAATTCTATGGCAGCGGTCTGCTGCTTGTTGTATGTCTGCTGGCGACCAGCTTGCTTCAACAAAAATTACATGGCTTGCAGCAGTAAGAGTTAGGCCTACTCCTGCAGCCTTAATGTTGCCTACAAAGACTCTACATTTGCTGTCTGCTTGAAACGTGTCAACAGCAGTTTGCCGGTTTTCGTTTTTGACTGAGCCAGTTACTTTTACTGGGTTAAACTCTGTAAGACCGTCCATCAAGCCATCAATGATGTGTATGTGATGCGCAAAGACCACGACCTTGTCTGTCTGCTCAAGACAGTCTTTGATGTATGTGATTGCATCAGGCAGCTTGCGCTCAGCGTTAAGCTTTAAGATGTCACTGATGGCTTCAAAAGGTATTGAGTCTGGCTTGTCAATTTGTCTTTGGTCAAAAGCTTTCTCACGCTTGTCAACAGGCAAGTCAAGCTCAATGACTCTGTAAGTCTTTGATGGCAGATCTTTTAAACACTCAGCTTTTGTCATCCGCAGCATGAATGGTTTGAGTAGGGCTGCCAACTCTGCAGAGCGGCTCGAACCTGTAAAGTCGTATGTGTTCCAAGGCGTTCTCCAACCTGCGCAGTACTTCATGCCGAACTCAAAATAGCCAAGCTTAGTTGCACCGATTGAGTAGAGCAAAGTCCACAGCTCAACTGGCCGATTGACAATAGGCGTGCCTGTCAATAGACTGACATTAGACGTTGCCTTGATCAGCTGCATCAAAACTTTTGTGCGTTTGGCTTTGTAGTTCTTTGCGTAGTGAGCTTCGTCAACAATTAGCGTTGCGACTGTTGGCAGCTCCACCTTTTGCAGAATGTCGTAGTTGATGATGGTCACGTCAGACTTGTTTGGCTGGTCTTTAGGTGACTTGATGACCTGTACGCTTAGGTCAGGCCGCCACATCTTTAGCTCTCTTTGCCAGTTGAGTTTCAACGAGGCTGGGCACACCACCAGCGCAGGCTTTACTAAATCTAAGGCAGACACACATGTCTTGCCTAAACCCATGTCTAAGGCAAGAATGGCCTTAGGTCTTTGACCTAGCCATTGCACTGCTTGCACTTGATGCGGGTATAGCTTCACTCTGTTGCCCATGACCATACACGAGTGATGAGCAATCTAGCTGCCAAACCTACTAAGTAGAAAGGAACTAGAAGGATCACAGCAGAAAGAGCAAGATAGATTTTCATGCAAGCTTTAATGCGGGCTGCTGTACTTGGATTTCGTAGCCTAAAGCTTTTGCAAGCTTAAGAGTTTCACGGCTAAGAGTTTTTTGGCGTGCAATGTCAGCAAAAATTTGTGCAACCGAATTGGCAGGATAGATCATCTCTGTGCCATAGACGTTTTTGATTGTAACCATCAAAGGGTTGTTTGCAGTGAGTGTAGTCATGGTAGATCCTTTACAACATTGAGACAGCGGATTGCTGTAGGTTAATTGTACAACACTTTTTAAGTGCTGCACAACTATTTTTACTTTTTATTTCTTGGCCCAATAACCATAGACCATACGCGCTGATGAATCCCAATTGTCATTGGCCACACCATCAATCACAGCGACAAAGTGACGTGCTTGTTTGGCAATCACACGGCCTTTTGGCATGTCGCTGCAGCGGGCCTTACGGCCTTCAAATGTAGGTGCTTTCATCCAGATCCAGCCATGACGTTTAAGCACCTCCGTGTAGGTGTCTTTCATGATGCCGTTGCGCGCTGACCTTGAACGGCCATTGTCAGCATTTGCTTGTGAAAGTTCTTTGTAAACGGCTTTGTAGTCAAGCTGCAGAGCTATTGCCATTGCTCGAGCACCGCAATCACCTGCTACGCCTTTATAGCCTGCAGCCTCGCGGCCACCGTCATTGTGTTTGTAGTTCATACAGTCCTCGCTTGCAAGATCAACACTGCGTCTTTGATTGCTTTGTTGAACTGTCGAGTTGAGCATTCACTGAAGTCTAAAAACTCACCCATGATGTCTTGAACTTTGATTGCAAGTTCAGCATCACACTTGAGCTTAGCCATTATTTCTTTAGTGTAGTAGTTCATCATTTTTCCTTTACAACATTGAGACGGCGTCATTGCCGTGAGATAATTGTACAACACTTTTTGAGTCGTACACAACTTTTTTAGTTTTTTTTAAATTATTTGCGTTTGGCCACCGGCAGCCAGTTGCCTATGTCAGGCCTGAGCTGCTCTTTTGTGAATGGCAGGGTCTTCATTGAGCCGAACTTTTTGGCTGCCACACGGCCTACCTGGCCACGTGTAAACCAGTAAGAAACCGTGTTCCTGCTCATCTTGGCCTGCCTTGCCATCTCGGCTTTTGTGCCAAAGTGAGCAAGCAGCATGTCAAGAGCTTTTCGGCAATCTGCCTTAAAAGGTTTAATTTTTTTTTGAGTCATGGTGTATTGTATATTGTTTTTTGTGATAGAATTTTCATTCCTCTTGTTTTTACTTTCTACTTTCTAGGAACCCCTAAACATGCCAGACTTCGAAACCGACGATGATGA